TCCAAATAGATATACACTTACTTACGAGGAACTAACAGCTTGAATTACAAACAACAGTTAGCAGTCATAGAGGGATTATCAGTACCAAATGATACACAGACCAGAATGGATTGCCCATTCTGTGGTGGTAAAAATACTTTATCAATAGATACGACAGAAAATAAAATAAACTGGTATTGCTTTCATGCTTCCTGTAGTGCTAAAGGTAAAAAACAAGGAGAAAAAAATATGCAGTATGTAGAGAAAGTATTTCATGGCAATAAAGCATTGCATGTGGAAGATATAAATTTTAAGATACCAGATAGTTTTCAGTCAATATATTCAAATGAAAAAGCTATGCGTTGGTTATCCAACAATAACTGTTGGGAGTCTTGGTCTTGGGGTAGAGCAGATTTTAAATATGATGTTAAACAAAATAGAGTTGTGTTCTTAGTTAAGAATAGAATGTCACACAAAATAGTAGGTGCAGTAGGTAGATCATTAAATAAAAATGATTTTCCTAAATGGTTTATGTATGGTAACAAAGATGTTCCATTTAAATGTGGCGAGTGTAATGATGCCGTTATTGTAGAAGATTGTCCATCAGCTTGTGCTGTATCTAATATACTAACAGGTATTGCAATCATGGGTACAAAGTTAAAATCAGTACAGAAGTCTCATTTAAAACCTTACAAGAATTTATATATATGTTTAGATAGAGATGCTACAACGAAAGCATATGACATGGCAAAAGATTTAAGATCATCTGGATTTGAAAATGTAATAGTAAAACCACTAGAAGATGACTTAAAGTACTTTGATACAGAACAAATAAGGGAGATGTTTTATGGACAATAATATGAAAAAAGAAATACTAGATAGTTGGAATAGTTGGAAGTATGATATAGTTGATATGAATAGATCAGAGTGGACACAAAGAGATCAATCCATATTAGATACAATAGAATTATTATTAAGAAAGGAGTATGGAGATGGCGATAAATCTAGATAGAGGACCTGCTGATCTTGAAGAAGTAATTGATAAACAGCAAAAGCAAATTGATTGGCTTAAAAAACAAACTAAGAAAACACAAGATGATAGGATAGCAGAGATCATGGCTTTGTATGCAGAAGTTAAAAGATTAAAAAATGAAAATGAAGATTTAAGATTAAATAAAATTAAATCACAGTATAAAATAGAAAATTTAGAAAAGGAGTTGCATGATAGAAAAGCAAATGATTAGGCTTATGCTTAATAAAAAATTTTATACAGAGTATAAAGGAGTATTATCACCGTCTGTATTTGCAGGAGATATAAGTTCTCTTTATGATACAGTACAAAAAGCACATGAAAAGTATGAAGAGGATATAAAATTAGATGAATTATATTCTTTACACACTACAGTATTTAATCCTGCATTAACTCGTGCTGCTAAAGAAAAGTTTAGTGAGTTAATAGAAGATATAAAAGAAGTTAATGAGCCAAATAAAGAAATAGCAAAAGATATAATACGCATACTTTCAGATAGAGATCTTGCACAAAGGATAGCAGTAGAGTCTACAGAAATATTTAATGGTAAAGATGCAAACTTTAGTAATATCATAACCATGATAGAGAAACACAAGAATGAAGTGGATGAAGAGAAAGTACCTGCTGTTAGTAATGATGTTGATGAAGTTCTAAGTTTATTAAATGTAACTACCAAATGGAAATTTAATATATCAATATTAGAAGAAAAAATAGGAGGCATTGGCGAGGGTAATCTTATGATTTCATTTGCTAGACCAGAGACAGGTAAAACTGCATTCTGGGTTAGCCTATGCGCAGGACCAGGTGGTTTTGCAGAACAAGGTGCAAAAATTCATGCGTTTATAAACGAAGAACCTGCAATAAGAACACAGATGAGAGCTATATCCTGCTATACGGGTATGAATAAAGATCAGATCATACTAAATAAAAATTTAGCAAAAAAATATTGGAGTGAAATAAAGAATAATATATCTATGTTTGATACTGTAGATTGGTCAATGGATGATATAGATGCACATTGTGAGAAACATAAGCCAGATATAATTATAATAGACCAGCTTGATAAAATAAATGTTTCTGGTACATACGCAAGGACAGATGAAAAACTTAGAGAAATATATACAAGTGCAAGAGAGATTGCTAAACGTAGAGATTGTGCAGTTATTGCTATATCTCAAGCGTCTGCTGATGCACAAAACAGAACTAGTATTTCTTTTGATATGATGGAAAACTCTAAAACAGGAAAAGCTGCTGAAGCTGATTTAATTATAGGTATAGGTTTATATAAAAGTAATAATGAGGGAGAGTCAGATAGGGGTCGAACACTTTGTGTAAGTAAAAATAAAATAAATGGTCACCATGGTGAGCATCATTGTATAATCAGAAAGGAAATAAGTAGGTACGAAAAATGATAACAACAGTAGACGTAGAAACATCATATCAAAAAACAGAAAATGGTGGGTATGATCCATCACCTTTTCATCCAAATAATATACTAGTTAGTGTAGGAATTAACGATGAATATTATTTTACTAACCATAGCCGAAGAATAGATGAGGGGTGCTATCATAAGATACAAGCAATACTAGATAAAACAACGTTACTAATAGGTCATAATATTAAATTTGATTTAATGTGGTTGTTAGAGTCTGGATTTAAATATACTGGCAGAGTATATGATACTATGCTGGGGGAGTATATACTTAATAGAGGGATTAGAAAAAGTCTAACATTAGAGATGTCTTGTCGTAGAAGAAAGATAGGATCTAAAGATAGTAGTATAAAGGAGTACATGGATAGAGGTGTATCATTTGAAGACATACCTGAAGATGTGGTAGAAGAGTATGGTAAAATAGATGTGCAAATAACAAGAAGACTATTTGATTCTCAAATGGCAGATTTTAAATTGGAAAAAAATAAAGATTTATTGATGACAGCTAAGATGATGAATGAATTTTTAGTAGTTCTAACTGACATGGAAAGAAATGGAATTAATATAGACCTAGATGATTTAGAAAGAGTAGAGGTAGAATATAGAGCAGAGTTTGCATATTTAAAACAGAAGATAGAAAAAATTGTATATGAACAAATGGGTGATACTAAAATTAATTTATCTAGTCCAGAACAATTATCATGGCTAATCTATTCTATAAAACCTAAAGATAAAAAAGAGTGGGCTAGGATTTTTAATATAGGTATTGATAAGAATACAGGCAAAAATAAAAGAAGACCACATTTTTCTAGGCAACAATTTAGAAATTTAGTTAAGGATAATACAGAGGTAATTCGTAAAACTGTTGCAGAGCATTGTCTACCATGTAAAGGTAAAGGTGTAATAAAGAAAATAAAAAAAGATGGAAGTCCATATAAAAATTTTACTAAGTGTTCTGAGTGTGACGGTGAGGGATTTACATATACACCTATTGCTAAGACTGCAGGATTTAGACAAATTCCTAGGAGTGCATATGATGTTTCAGAGTCTGGATTTAGAACAGATAAATTAACTTTAACTAAAATTGCAGCAGAAGCAGAGGGCAAGTTTAAACAATTTATAGATGCAGTTGTGAGACACAATGCAGTTGATACCTATTTAAATACATTTGTTGATGGTTTAAAAAATTTTACAAATGAAAATGGATTCTTGCATCCTAAATTTATGCAAGCAGTTACAGCTACAGGTAGATTATCTAGTCGTGATCCTAACTTTCAAAATCAACCTAGAGGTAAAACGTTTCCAATTAGAAAAGTTGTAACATCTAGATTTGAAAAAGGTAGTATACTTGAAATAGATTTTGCACAATTAGAATTTAGAACTGCAGTTTATTTGGCACAAGATGCTCAAGGTATGGAAGACATAGCAAATAAAATAGATGTACACCAATACACTGCTGATATTATAGGAGTATCGAGGCAAGATGCAAAGGCACACACATTTAAACCTTTGTATGGTGGTGTAACTGGTACAGAAGATGAAAAAAGATATTACTCTAAATTTTTAGAAAAATATTCTGATATTAAAAAATGGCATGAAGATCTGCAAACTGAAGCTATAAGATTTAAAAGAATAAAATTACCAACTGGTAGAGAGTATGCATTTCCATTTGCAGAAAGAACTGCTTGGGGTGGATCAACATATGGAACACAAATAAAAAATTATCCTGTGCAAGGCTTTGCAACAGCAGATATTGTACCTATAGCTTGTATAAATATATATAAACTTATGCAAGAAAAAAAGGTAAAAAGTTTACTTATAAATACAGTTCACGATTCTATCGTAGCTGATGTTTATCCTGGAGAAGAAGATGTGATGAGTAAAATATTTAAACAGGGCACAGCAGACGTAATACCTGCACTAAAACAGTATTACAATATTGATTTTAATGTTCCACTTGACACAGAACTTAAAATAGGATATGATTGGTTAAATATGAAGGAGGTTTCATGACCAAAGAAATAGAGGTACTAGATACAATGGATGAATATTCTGATGATGAATACTCTGCGTTTCTAGAATACACACATTTAAAAGATCAGTGTATGGTAGAACCAACTACACTATATATTAATAAAGATCATGAGTTTTTGTCAGAGTGGGATTACTTTGCAAATGCTGATGGATTGGAAGTAAAAATAATAGATGGAGAAACTATAATATGTTAGATGATATTTTATTTATAATGTCTTGTTTTTATGTACTTTATACGGTGATAAATATACTATATAAAATAACTAAATAGCTGTGACAAAATGAACATTGTAATATTACAAAAAATATGTTATAAGCTAATTAATAATAAGGAGGACAAATGTCTGACAATAACTTAACAAATATAAATAAAATGTCCAATGAGCAAATAATGCAAGCCATAGGACAAGACGATGGATCTAATACAGGAACTAATATACCTAGATTAGCAATCAATCGTACACCAGAGGATGATGATGGTAATCAATTACCTGTAGGTCATTTCTATACCTTTGACGCTAGTGTAGGTCAAAATGTATTTGGTAAACCTGTCTCGCTAAGACCATTCATAAGTGCAATGCAGTA